AGCTGTAAACCGTTTCCTTGCAGTTGAATTCGATTATCAGATTGATCCAGACGCTGACGAGGCAACGTCGCAGGTTATGGACGATGCGCTCCAATCTCTGTTCAAGCGGCAAGAGGTAGTACAGAAGTTCAACCAGATGAAGCGGTACATGCTCATCAAAGGTGATGCGCTGCTTCATATTCGGGCAATTCCGTGGGAGAAGGCTGGGCGGCGCTTGAGGGTTGATGAGCTGCGGCCTGAACACTACTTCCCAATTGAGGATTTTGCTACAGGTGAGTGCATAGGCTGCCACATCGTTGACGTTATCCGTAATCCGCGCAACAGTTCTCAGACCAAAGCCGCCAGCGACGAGTGGATTGTGCGCCGGCAGACGTATAAGCGCGCTTTTGATGACAGCGGAACACCAACGGGCAGAATAACTTCCGAGCTTTCGCTGTGGAAGGTTGGGATGTGGGATGATCGTGTGGCCACTCCTGACCTAGATCAAATCTCAGTGGTAACTCCTGAGTTTGAGCTTGACCCGTTGATCACAGAGATACCCGTTTACCATTGGGCGAACAGACCGCCACCCGGTAGCACTTTCGGCATGAGCGAATTGGCAGGCGTTGAGTCAATCATCAACGCTATCAACCAATCTGCCACAGATGAAGACCTTACGCTCATCACGCAAGGCTTGGGCGTGTACTGGACCGACGCATCACCGCCCATAGACGAGAACGGAAATGAGGTGGAGTGGGAAATTGGACCAGGCGCTGTTGTTCAGGTTGGGGTTGGCGCTAATTTCGGTAGGGTTTCTGGAGTCTCCACGCTTACGCCGTTCCACGAGCACATCTCCCTTCTGGACGAAAACATGCAACAGGCTCTCGGCGTGCCTGATGTTGCTATTGGTATGGTCGATGTTGCAGCTGTGGAATCTGGTATAGCGCTGACGCTTAAGTTTGGCCCGTTGATCGCGGCTAACACAGAGAAGATGCCGACTATCACCAAAGTCGCAGATGAGTTCCTAGACGACTTGCTGGATTGGCTACAGGTCTACGAGGGCATAGCACGCAATGGTGTTGATATACAATCAGTTTTCGGCGATCCTATGCCGAAGAACACCACCCAGATGCTGGCGGATTACCTATCCATCTGGGTTCAGGCTCCGAGCACACTCCCTGTCGAGTGGCTGTATGACCGACTCAACGAGCTATTTGGTTGGGACCTAAGCGATTCCGACTTCAACCAAGCTCTGGAAGATGCCAAGAAGATAGCCGAATCAGCTGCTCCACCAAACCCAATAGCTGATCAGATGAACCAGTTTGGCGATCAAGGTGGCCAGGTGCCACCAGATGCGTTCCAAAACAATGGGCAGACACTAGATTTCAGCACTATGTGACAGGAGGTACAATGGCCGCAAAAGGCAAGGCGCGCATGAAGCCTGGTGGCGGTGGGCGTTTCAAGAAGTTAACCAAAGGCGGCATGAGTCCTGCACTAGCTGCCTACGTTGGGCGCAAGAAGTACGGCGCCAAGAAGATGGCCAAGTTCAGCGCAACAGGCCGCAAGCGAGCAGCACGGGCCAGGAAGCGAGGATAGCATGGGGTTACGTCGTAAGGGCAGCGGTGGTCGCCACTATCCACCGGGTACAATCCCTGGCCAGCCAGCTGCCGGCCATCATCCGTTCGCATCAAAAGCTCAGCAGCGCTTGTTCTTTGCGAATCCAAAGCTGCGTCGTTGGGCTATAGGTAAAGCACACGCTACCGGCGAGCACCACGAGCTTGGGCCTGCTAGCAGCGCTGTGTACCGGGCGTTACCAGACCGTAAGGGCGCCAGTTTCCAAAGGGTGCCGTTACGTCCCAAGCACTAAGGACGCAAGATGGAGCTTCGTCTGAATCATGTTCACCCGCCCACTATTTCAGCACAAGCTCAAACCGCGTTGCGGCACATGGCAATTGCTGCGTACCCATACGAGACTTGCGGCTTGATCCACGAGCACGGCATTATCGTTGAGCATCCCAACACTTTTGCTGGCGATCACAGGCTTGGGTACGACATGGAGTTTGATCTTCACGACCCAACGATCAAGGCAATCTGGCACACGCACCCTGGTGGGCTTGAGGTGCCGTCGCGGGATGATCTGCCGTGTATCCGGTTGCTCGCTGAACGCGGCTTCAATTTCCATCACATCATCGTCACTCCCAAAGGTGTATACGAGTATGAGGCGAAGTTAGTTGACAGCGCCGTTACCGCAGCCTGATGATAGCGGAGCATCCATCTGGTTGCTCAAATACCTGACGGTACAACAACTTTACGACAAGAAGATCGTAAAGGTACTGCAGCAGGCCCAATTTGACGCAGGACAGGAGGCCGATAAGTGGCAAAGGACCAACATTGGTGACAGGACCAAGCGATACCAATTCAACCTGGTTAAAGACCAAATCCGCACGATCATACAATCAATGTTCAAAGACCTTGTCCCAATCATCGACCAGGGGCAGCAAGACGCAGCCGAAGCAGCTGCGAAGGCTGCTCTGGCTCAGGATGCGAAGGTGCTAGATGCGCTGTTCCCAGCCGCGAAGGATCGAAAGGCGTGGGAAGCCAGCTTCATTCAATCAGCACAGCACGGCATCCAGGCGATGATTACCCGGCTTACCAAGTCGAAGATAACCCTCAGCCAGCAGGTGTACCGTACCGGCTCCATGGAGGCTGGGCGGGTTGACCGGAAGATCAACAGCGCTCTCGCACGTGGTGCTAGCGCCAAGGAATTGGCCAAGCTGGTGCGAAATGATATCAACCCCAACGTAGCTGGGGGAGTCAGCTATGCAGCCATGAGGCTGGGTCGTAGCGAGATTAACAACGCTTTCCATGCAATGTCTATCGGCCAAGCTCAGGAGGATCCATGGGTTGAGGAAATGGAATGGCACCTTAGCAAGGTACACAAGCCTGATCCAGGTGACCTCTGTGAAACATACGCTGAGCAAAAGTATTTCCCGAAAGACGCTGTGCCGTCGAAGCCGCATCCACAATGTATGTGTTACCTGACACGCAAAGAGATGGCATGGGGTGACTTTACAGATGCACTTGAGTCCGGCCAGTTCGATGACTACTTTGAAAAGAAGTACGGTATGCCCGCCGCATAACTTCAGCGAAGCTATCCCGCTGCGAGGTACGCTCCACTTGATCTGTCTAATCCGTAAGGAGACCAAGATGTCCCAGAGCCCAGTTGAGGCCGAATACTTCGTGATCTGGGGTGGTGAAGGCGAACGTGACGGAGAAAACCAAGGCGGCCAAAACCAGGGAGAATCTGGTGATACTGGCAAACCTCCTGAAGGAGATGGTAATTCAGGGGATGGCGACGATGATGGTGCGAAGCGTCTCAAAGAGCTTGAAGACAAACTCGACTCCGAGAAGAAGCAACGCATTGCAGAGAAGAAGCGCGCTGATAAAGCGGAACAGAGCCTGCTGACCAAAAACCAAGAGGGACAAGAGGAAGCAGAGCGCACCGCAACCGAGCGCGATGACTACAAGGCCAAGTACGAGAAATTGCTTGAGTTCGTTGAGACTTCGTACATCGACACGGCCATCATGAAGAACAAGAAGTACGACTGGCACGACGTGGAAGCGGTTCGCAGCTTCCTGAACAAGGACAACATTCGGCTCGACATGGACACGGGTGAGATCGAAGGCCTGGACCTGGAGTTGAAGCGCATCGCCAGTGAAAAGAAGTACCTGTTGGTGCCGCACGAATCTGAAGGCGGCGCACCACCTTCCGCGCCTCCAGGGACTCCACCGTCAGGCAGTCATCCCGTTGGCGGATCAACACGTCAGCGCGAAACGGATCGTCAAAAGCTAGGCGCCAAGTACAAGTTGCCCGGTTTTGGTCCAGGCGCTCTCGCTAGTCAGCGGTAATCCCAGAAAGGAAAACAGCAAAGATGGCTCGTTACGATAAGTTTGACCCAATCGCTAACGGTTTCCGTGCCCACGTCGCAGCCGATTATTTGGATGCTGACCTGGGCAAAATTTTTGGCGTTGGCCTCGACACCACGGGCAAAGTGGTCAAAGGTGGCGGTAACTCTGGGGTTGTCGGCGTACTCGTCGTAACGTCCAAGCCAGGCGTTGTCGGCCCGCAGAAGCAGATTTCATCTGTGGATGTCATGCAGCAGGGCTGCGTTACCGACTTCGGCCCTTCTAGTGCCGGCTTGGTTCCGGGTACTGACTTCGGCGTGGCAGGAACTAAGTATTACGCCGATCCAGCCACCGGCATCGTCTCAACGACTGCCGCTGGTGGTGTATACGTTGGGACTACGGTTGAACCCGACCGTCTTCAAGTGAACGTCAACACAACCTAATCGCCTCAAAGCCAATGAGCTTCGCGCAAATTGAAAGGATGACCATGGCAGAGAAGTTCCGCATTTGGGGCGGTGCCGGTAACCGTTCCGGCTACATGACTGAGGGTGATATCCTCACTCATACCATCGATGGCGTTGACCTCAACCAACTTTGGGGTGAGTTCATTGACGCCAACACGATCTACAACGAGCACAAACAGGGCATGGTCGGATTGCTCACTTACCCAGTGGTTTCCGACATCGAACTGGTGCCACAGATCGGCGACTTCAACTTTGAAGAGGCGACTGAATTCGGCATCCCGCGCAAGGCGAACACCAACATCAGCTACTACCAGCTGGCTTACTCCTACAAGGACTGGGACCTTGGAGTTGGCTACACCTGGAAGTTCTTGCGGGATGCACCGGCTCAGCAAGTAGAAGCCATTCATACCAAGGCAATTCAGGCAGACCAGGCCTTGGTGTTCCGCAAGGTGATGGAAGCGCTGTTCGATCAGCGTAGCCGTACCACCATCATCAACGCCATGACGTACAACGTTTACCCGCTCGCCAACGCAGATGGTTGGGTGCCACCGCCCTATAAGGGTGTCACGTTCGACGGTACTCACAACCACTACCTCACTTCTGGTGCGGCAGGCATTGATTCAGACGACTTTGAAACCACTGTTGGTACCCTTACCGAACACGGTTATGGGTGGGACACTGGTACGCAAATCGTCTGCTTCGCCAACCGCTCTGAGGTAAACCAGATGCGTAAGTGGCGATTTGGGCAGGCCAACGCCAACGGCAAGACGGCCAACTACGACTTCGTGCCGGCTCTTGGCCAGCCCGCGTTGCTCGTGCCGAACGCCGAAGGTCTGTTGGGTGGCCAGGCTCCTGCCGTGTGGAACGGCTTGCGGGTCAGCGGTTCTTACATGGACGTCATCGTCATTGAAGAGCCATTGATGAATCCTGGTTACTGCATGTTCCTTTCAACTGGCGGCGCCAACGTTGACGAGAACATCGTTGGTATCCGCGAACATCCGTCACCGGAGTGGCGGGGTTTGAGGTTGCTGCCGGGTAACCAGCAGCGTTACCCGCTCGTTGACGGCTACTACATCCACGGTTTCGGCACTGGTATCCGGCGACGGACTGGTGCTGCTATCCTGCAGATCACAGCCAACGCGAGCTACGCGCCACCGGCTTCGTACACGGCTGACTCAACGCAAACCCGCTAGGAGTCAACATGAGTCGTGAAATCGACTTTGACAAGCCGCTGTCGGATGAGGATAAGCGGTGGCTCCACGAACGATCGCTTGACTACCACATTGAGGAGAATGAGCGAAAGTTTGGTCAGGCCAAGGTACATGCCGAAGGGCTGCCTGTGAAGGTTGAGATACCTGGTCTGGAAGTACCGGAGCCACCTGCGCAGCCTACTTTTGCGCCTGGGTGGGTGCCTGAGGTAACCCCAAGCGGCACAACGGAAGTGGCCGAAGAAGAAGTTGAAGAAGTTGCTCCTGAAGACCTCACCGTTGAGGAATTGAAGGTGGAGCTTCGTGAACGCAATTTGCCTACGGACGGCAACAAGGCAGAGCTAATCAAGCGGCTCAACAAGGCACTGAAGGACGAAGGTTGATCAGTGGCGCAAGTTGAGATGAGGCTTGATACGATTCAGCTACAGGCGAATGTAGCTGAGTTGACGCCTAAGATCAACAAAACGCTCACTCTCACAACCGACTTCGCTGCTGGCCGTGGTATGGATGTGATGAAGCGTAAAGCCCCATGGACGGATCGTACGGGCAACGCTCGCACGGGATTGGTTGCGGTAGCTGAACATTCGGGTGCTGCAACCATGACCGGTGGTGCAACTGGCTTCTCACAACACAAGATTACGATGGCTCACGGTGTTGACTACGGCATTTGGCTGGAGGTAGCCAATCTAGGCAAGTTCCAAATCATCATGCCTGTACTCGTTGCGACTGCGCAGGAATTGATGAAAGCCCTTCAGGACATGTTCAGCAAATTCGATGTGCCGCCTGAGCTTAAGGTTGACGTCGATATGCCGGGTGTGGTTCCGAAGGGTACGTCACAGGGAGCCACGCAATACGCAGGGCGCGAAGCTAGGGCTGGGAAACGCAACACTAAGCAGACCGCTAGGACGGCCAGAACGCAGACTACGAACACGACGCGGAGAACGCCATGAGCCGCGCAGCTGTTATGGATGCAATCCTTGCCGAACCTCGTTTGCAGGCACTAGGTTTCGACAGTAGCAACGTGCTCGCTAACTACGACGGCAATCAGCGGCCAAGCGATAAGATGTTCATGGTGTTGCGATGGGAAGCTCATGACATTGATGTACGACTAGGCCGCGGTCCGCACCACCTTGCCATCTGGACCCACATGTACCGTGACTTCTCAACGGACTACAACCATTTGGACAACGTGGTTGATATTCTCGATAGTGTCCTTGGCAGCATAGAAGACACTGCCGGCGCTGATGGCTATACGGTTACGCAGATTGACGCAGAAGGACGTTCGCGTGATCTCAAGGATGATGGCTACCAAACATTTTGCCGCTCAACCAGTTACCGCGTCATAAGCCATCTAACACCAACATAAGGAAAGGTTGCTACAATGGCTGAAGCAAAGCCCGCCACCGAAGTTGAACCGGGCACGAATATGCCGGTCAAGCCGCCTGGTGATGTTCGCAGGCGCGCACCGAAGGCGTTGCCGCAAGGTCCATTCGTCAAGTACGTTGGCGACGCATCGCATCGAATCATCAGGCCGCCCCAGTGGCGAGCGTTGGGCGTACAGACCAAAAAGGCTGACGCTACCCATGTTTGGAGTGTCGCCAACAACAAGATGATCCCTGTTGCTGAGTTCAGCGACGAGCAGTTGGATTACCTGTTGATTGACGACACCCAGCCACGCGGCGGCCACAGCTTCCTGGAAGTCGATTACGACAAGGACGGCAACCTCAGGCAGGTGACGAGCTAGTGTCGCAGCCGGCAATGCAACCAGACGCAATCGAATTGCGTTGCCCCGGCACGCTTCACGCAATACTGAAAGATGGCCTGATCGAAATCAAATGCAGGCATTGGAGATGCACCCAAGGCAAGGACGTCAGCGTGTTTCACCTGTACGATCCAGTGACCGGTGACCTAGTTAGAACCAACTATTACAAGGACCCAGTCAAGAGAGGATCAAAAACATGACAGGTCTTGCTGTTCCTGACGCACTACCGTATGGTATTCGTCAGATCGTATTGACGCCGTATCTGGATGCGCAAGGTACGCAGCTGGCCGACGTCAGTTACCCACTGCCCGTTGCGATGACGCTTGGCTTCTCTGAAACCGAGCAGTACGACGAGCTACGTGGTGATGACATCCTCGTGGCCGTCCACGGTCGTGGGCCGCAGGTGGACTGGAGCCTGGAGTCTGGTGGTCTCCCCATCACTCCGTGGTCAATCATCAGCGGCGCCATGGTGATTGAAGAGGGCACAGCGCCAAACCGTGTGACCCGACTCCGCAAGTCCGGCAACGACCTTCGCCCATACTTCCGCATTGATGGGCGGGTTATCTCCGACAGCGGTGGTAACATCGTCGCTCGCATCTATCGCTGCAAGGCAAACGGTCGCCTTCAGGCAGATCAACGCGGTGGCGCGTTCCAGACGAGTCGTATTGACGGCGTTGGACTTCCGATGCAGGGTGATGAAGGCCGCTGGCTGTACGAGATCATCCGCAATGAGTCGGACTTCCCGTTGTCAATGTCGCCTGAAGGCAACCCGATTCCCATTCCCATGAATTTGTCGCCGCAGGCTGTTACTGCTACGACTGTTGATTTGGCTTGGGACGCTGTCGGTGTCGCCGATAGCTATGAAATCAACCAGAGCATCGACAACGGTGTAACGTGGACGCTAGTCACCGTGCCAAACGGCGGTAGCCCAACGACCAACATGACGACAGTTACTGCCTTGACGACAGCTACGAACTACCAGTTTGCGGTTGCCGCTGTTGTTGGTTCTGTCACAGGCGAATTCAGCACTCCGATCAGCGTTTTGACGAAGTAGTACATCTCAATAACGGCACAACGAGTCCAAGGAGACCAATATGACCGACATTAGTGTGGGTAAAGCACAAGAGTACCAGCCCAGGCCCGAAGATGTGCGACCGCCTGATCTTTCAGGCAAGCCGGTGGCGCCTACGTTGCCAACGCCGCCTAGCTCTGAGCAGATCACGAAGCCTGTAAACCCATACGCGCCAACAGGTTGGCGCCGTAAGCAACGTGTTGAGTTCGATGTCACGTTGCCTAGCGGGCAGACGGCTCGCATGATGCGGTTTGAGCGAGATGACTTGCTACGCTTGGGTTTAATGGAGTATCTGGATACATTCACACCCATCTTGTTCGACAACACGATTGACGACAATCAGCGTGATGAGAAGATTCGTGAGACGCTGAAGGAACATCCCGAAGCGATCAACGACATGTTCGTCGCAATCGACAAAGTCGTGATGGCTGCTACCATCCGTCCCAGGGTCACAGATGACCCAGAGCAGACAAACTATGGGACAGAAGAGGATTGGGAGGACCCAGACTTCACAGCAACAGTTCATGTCGATGATATCGGTATGGCTGAGCGTATGTACTTGTTCGGCGCTGCCTTTGGGCGGTCGATGGACGAGTTAAAAAGTGTTTGGCAACAAACGGAAAGCTTGGGAGGCTTGGCAGATGAGCCAAGCCTACAGCCGACCGCCCAGTGATCTATATGGAGTAGCAGGTGCAGCATCAATTCTGTTTGATAGAGGGATATTTCGCTTTGGTCGCTATGTAGAAGGTATGATGGAACAGGCCTCTGAAGGTGCCCAAAATGAGGCATTTGCACGTTCCCACCGGCTCCGTGCCTTCGCTGAATGTATGGGCGACGATATGACGAAATCCACTGCAGGATATGCTGATCCATTCGTCAGTGGTGGTGGAGGCGTCATTAGGCGTGGCGAAGACAATCCAGACGATGGTGAAATTCTGGCTAGTGGGTACTGATGCCTGATTATGATCTTGGTCGTGCACATGGCGAAATCATCATCACCGCCGATACTCGCGGAGCGGATGAAGCTGCTGCTAGTATGGCAGCTGTCGATGCTGAAAGTAAAACTCTCAGCGGGCATCTCAGCGAAGTAACCGAAGCTCTCAACAAAACCGAACAGCAGCACGGTCGTGTAGGACAAGCTGCCTACAAACACAAGACCGCGATCCAAGACCTCAACAAGCAGTACAACCAATTTCACCAAGAGTATCAGCAAGCGGCTCAGCGTAGCACCAAGATTCATGAAGAGTGGACCAAAGCGTTCACAGACAAGAAGCCGCTCACTGAACTCATGGAGTTTAAGCGGAAATACGCCTTAGCACAGGAAGAAGAAAACAAGCTACACGAGCGCGCTGTTCAAAGCTATGCTCGTCTCAATCGTGCCGTCGAAGATGCGCGTGCTCATATCCGAAACTTCACACAGGATACTCAGACAGCTTCTCAGCACTTGAAGAACTTCGCCAATGACTTGGAGAAGATCAACGGTGTTGTCGAACGGGTTGCGCACACGCTGACTAACGTACTCGGTACGGCGCTCAAATCCCTTGCTATGGTTGGCGGAGTGGGTGCCGCTGGCGGGTTACTAGGTCTACTCGGCGGTGGCGGCATTCAGACCATAGCGGGCGTTACGGCGGCCATCGTACAGCTATCCGGCGCTATCGCCTTACTGCCGGCCGCAGCTGGTGCTGGTGGACTTGCTTTGGGTACGTTGGCCGTTGGCATGCATGGTATTATGGATGCTCTCAAGTCCATGGATGATCCTGCGAAGTTTGCTGTAGCGATACGCCAATTAGCTCCTGCCGCACAGCAAGTCATGATCACTCTCTCGCACTTCACTGATTCGTATCGCGGTGCTATGCGAGAAGTTCAGCAATCCTTGTTTGCCCCAATCGTTGACGATATTCGACCGCTCATTCAAACTTGGCTACCGCTGCTGATGCATGCCGGTCAGCAGATTGGCGCGGTATTCGGGCAAGCGATGCACCAAATACTACAGTTCATGACGACTAGCGGCACGCTACAAGCCATGAACACCTTTGTAACCAACATAACTTCGGCGATGCGAGGGCTGTTGCCCGCCATCCAGCCGGTTATGGAAGCGTTCAGGACGCTCGGAGTTGTTGGCTCCCAATTCCTTCCGCAGATCAGCGCTTCAATCGTCAAGATAGCCAATGAGTTTAATCAATGGATACAGGCCGCGGCGCAGTCCGGCAAGCTACAGCAATGGATACAGAGCGCCATTGATGGCTTTGGCCAACTTTTCAGTGCTATCAAGAACTTTGGCGAAGGCATAGCCAATATCTCCAGTATTGCCAGTCAGTTTGGCGGTGGCTTCTTACAGACGCTCCAGCAGATAGCTGTTGAGTTCAACAAGTGGACGGCAAGCGCAGAAGGCCAGCAGACGCTTACTGAGTTCTTCAAGGCGGCTCACGCTGCGGCCGTAGCACTTACGCCAGTACTTCACACAGTCGCTACTGCTCTCGGTCAGCTATTTACGAACCTGATGAACCTTGGCGCCAGCATGGGGCCTGGCATCAATTCGTTCTTCCAAAGTCTAGGTCAAGCACTAAACGTGTTGGGGCAGGCCTTGATTGCGTCTGGGCCGGCACTCGGTGAGATACTGACAACGCTAGGGCAAGCGTTAGTTACAATCGTACAATCTGTGGGGCCAGCGCTACCAACTCTGTTCAGAGACTTCGCCCAAATCCTGAAAGACCTTGCGCCGACACTAAAGACAGTCGCAGAGGCCATTGGTACATTCCTAAGTCATTTGACGCCAACGGAATTGAAGTGGATACTCGGTATTACCGTTGCGTTGGTAGCTCTGGGCAACATACTAGGCACGCTGGCTAGCGGCATCGGCATAGTTACGACAATTCTAGGTGGCCTAACGGCGGCAGCGGCTGCGCTCGACATTGCTTTAGGCCCGCTGATTTTGATCATTCTCGCAGTTGTTGCTGTACTTGTTGTTCTCGGCGTTGTCATCTACGAAGTCGTAACCCATTGGGACACAATCAAACGTGTGATGGGCGAGGTCTGGGAGACCATGAAGCAGTGGGCTTCGTGGCTTGGCAATGAGTTTGTCCAGATATGGGATACTGTTGTAAACGCAGTCAAAGCAGCATGGGACGCAATCGTCAGATTCTTCGGCGGTATTGGCGATGCGTTCACAGGCGCATGGAATACGGTGAAAGAAGCCGTATCTCATTGGTGGGATGAGGCTTTCGACTGGGGTAAGCATCTCGTCCAGAGCATCATCGACGGCATACGTTCCATGTTCGGCAGTATGCGCGATGCCGTTTATGACTTGTTCGGTATAGCGCGAGATCATGGCAAGACCAGTTCGCCTGCGAAACTTGGTCCACTGCATGATGATTCACCAGACTCCATGGGTGCGGCGTTCGCTACCAACTACGCCAGAGGCATAACGGAAGGTACGCCAGCAGTTACAGACGCAGCGTCGGGCATGGCAGGGGCAGCTGCTAGCGGCGCTCAAGGCGGCACAACGACATCTGGTGGAGTATCAACTACCGGAATGGGTTTCAGCAGCGCTGGTGGTACAGGTACGTCGGGCGGGCAGGTCCAAGGCACTTCCGGCTTCGATCAATGGATCACTTGGCTGACGACCGATATGGAGGCTTGGAAGAACATCTTCCAGCATGCTTTCAACCTTGCCTTGCATATCGGCAACATCATGATGGATGGCGCGAAAATTGTTGCGTCGCTGTGGAATCGCGGCGACAATCCAATGACGCGGCCTGGTGGCTTCTTCGGTAGGCCACTAACTCCGCAAGAGCAAGTCTATGGCGTTCCACAGGTACAAGAGCCAGGTCATGCGCCACTTCCATGGGGAGAGAAGCTACCTGGTGGTCCAGGTGCCGGCCCACAAGAGCAAGCAGGCGACGTTCCGCAGGTTGGTCCGCAAGGTCAAAACGTAGCTCCAGGTGGCCCTGCCCCGGCTGCTCCAGCTGGCCCTGGCCCAGCAGCGCCTGCACCAGCGGCACCAGCACCAGCTGCCCCAGCGCCGGCAGCGCCTGCTCCTGCCGCGCCTGCGCCAGCAGCGCCCGCAGCGCCAGCCGCTCCTGCTGCAGGTACGCCAAATTACACGGGCCAAGACTTAGAGTTGGCGAATGCCCTTAAGGCAGCTGGATTTAACGATAGTCAGATTGTTGGACTTATTGCCCTCAACAAGGTAGAGACTGGCAACTGGGCACACCCAGAATCCATTATGGGCATGACCGACAATCAAACTGGGCCAGGTATCGCGGCTCACGTCGGTGGCTTCAGGAAGATGTGGAACAATCGCCAAGCCAGTGGATTCAAATCATCTACTGGTGGTGCAGCGACTCCTGCTGGTGCTCCGGTAGGCGGCACGGATGCTCAAGGCAATGTGACTGACCCTGGGGCATATGCTCGTTGGCTTCTCGACATGGAGGGCTATAGCCCAACGACTGACTGGCAGGGTAACAAATATCCTGAAGGCCAGTTCATGTCAACTGACGCTTACGCAAAAGCCGTTCAGGAAGCATACAAGAATTTGCCGCCTGCTAAACCCGGTGGCCCTGCGCCAGGCGCGGCTGCTCCTGCTCCTGCTCCTCCACCGCCTGGACCCGCGCCATCGCAACCCGGTAGGGCTGGCCCGGTAGCTACGGGCCAAGAGCCAACTGTAGACTACACGCAGGGCAAGTTCATCCAAACCGCAGACGGCAAAATCGTTTTGATTCCTGATGGCGCCAATGTTGATGAGATGCTTAAGCGGTTCCCTGGTGGTAAGGTTCTAGATTCAAGTAAGCAACCTATTCCAGGTATCAAGCCTCCACCACCCCCTCCACCGCCTGGTGGACCTGCTGCTGGACCTGTTGGTGGCCCGCCCACGGGTGGTGGTCCGGTACAGCTGAACTTGGGCGACAAAGTTACGGTGCAAACAAACAGTATTGACTGTGGACCTGCGTCGGCTCGTATTGTGCTACAAGGAGATGCACAGTTTGGTGGTCAAGGCGCGAAGCAAATTGAGGACATGTTCAGTGCTGCGTATGGTACTGGCCAAGGGCCACAGACGTACACGAACTTGCTCAATAAGTATGCGCCTACAGCTAATTACAGATTTACACCATCTGCCGGCAGTACTCCGCAAGCATTGATGAGTGCTATCCAAACGTCTGTAAATGCTGGCTTTGCACCAATATTGAACTACAACGCACCAGGTCCAATTCGCGGCGCACAGGGTGGACCTATAGGCAGTTTTGAGCAAGGTGGCCAGATTGAACACTTCGTTGTTGTTCAAGGCTACGATCCTCAAACCAACAGAGTCATCATCCGTGACCCAGGCGTCACAGACCCGAAAACTGGTCAGGCAAGTGTATATTCGATAACCACAGAAGAGGCACTTAGGCTATCACAAAACCAAGGGCTAATCGCGGCTCAGCCGGCAGCAGGCGTAAGGGGAGCAACGCCGTTCTTAGGCCCACAGGTTAATCTGACTAGCTTCGATCAACCAATGCCGCCGCAAGCACCAGCACCGAAAGCGCCAGCGCCAGGTGGTCCTGCTCCACCACCAGCTAACCCAATGGATGCGGGTAAGTGGATAAGCCAGCCGCCGCAGGGCTGGGACATGAGCCAGCCTATCCCAATGGATGTTCGTCGCGCACATGGGATTCCAGACGAAGTACCGCCGATCTATTACGCGGCACCTGGTCCCGGTCAGCCCGGTGGACCTCCTGCTGGGCCGCCTGTGGCAGCCGTACCTGGTTCTGCTGCACCAAGTCTCCAGCCTGGTCAGCCAAATCTGTTGCCGCCCAACCCAACTTACTTCCCCAACTACCAAGCGCCACCTGGTGTTTCGTTCGTTGGGCCTAGTGGCGAGAACCTGCCGACGCAGACCCAATCGCCAGCTGACCAAGCGACGATGATCATGTCTGCCGCTGGTACAATCGGCGCAGACATATTTACGAACATTGAAGACTTCATCAAATCCATTGGGGCAACACAAGATATCACAGACACGCTCGTGCGTGGTATCAAGAACACAGAGGACATCGTCAAAATCATTGGCGACATTCAGCAATACATCAAAACCGCTGCAGACGTGGCGAAGACAACCGCTGATATCCTTGGAGAGGCCAGTAAGTTCGTCGGAGCGGGAGCGGCTGGTGATCCGAGTGGTGGCGCGAGTGGCGCTGCGGCCGCGCTAGGTGCAGCGAGCGCGATTGCGGGTCTTGTGAGCGAAGCTCTGGGAGCGGTCAACGAAGGCATTTCGCTGGGCGTTGAAGTCTACCACGAGATTGGCAAATACGTTGGTGTACTTGAAGGTTTCCTGCTTGGCGGGGCAGCGACTGGCCCGCTCAGCGGCAACGTACGAATGTTGTTGAATACCAACACAGGCGAGATTTACACGTACAGCGAAGATAACCCGTTGAACAAGAACACAATTCGCACGCCGTTCAACAGAGCGTACACAGCTGGGCCAGGCCCACAAGTACGCAACACACAGCTGAATATCTATGCTGGTCCGTCACAACAGACTCCGTTAGAGATGATGAGTAATTCGATGTGGATTGCGAGTACTGGTGCCCCGCAAGTTGCTTCAGTATCGGCAGGGAGTGACTAATGACTCTGAAAGCGTATCAGTACCAACTGGGTAACGTGATCTTTGGCGACTTCACCAATATGCCTGTGTCTAAGTTGGAGATTCAGCCGTGGAACGTTAACAACCAAGACTTCCAGATACTCCACAGCGATGAAATCCGTTTCGGCATAGACAATCTCGTGCCGGCGCCAATCGTGTTCACGATGGCTGTGCTTAACAACTGGGAGCTTGGGAACTTACCTGCGTCAGCAACAGATGTCAGCGGTAGCGTACACGAGTCACTTCTGTATAAGTCACGAAGTCTGTTGGGACAGTTGGCGAATGAGTGGAAAGCCAACACCGTCAGGGTTACTTGGGGCGCAATGAAGGCATTGCTGTTCGCTGACGACGATGGCATTGTGCGCCGAATCTATGGGCGCCCAGGCAAATTCCAGCACGGCCCAGTCGAGCAGCAGGAGTGGGTGGACGTACAGTGCGAGTTTCGGCGGGCCGACACATACGCTTACGAGGATGTTGAGACGTACACGGAGATTGGCTACAACACTGACCCGAAGATCATTTTCAGGGACAGAGGCGATGCCTCAGCTTGGTTCCGTCTTTTGCTCTATGGACCGCTACAGCATCCAATAGTCACGATAGGCAACGTCCAGGTTGAGCTAGGTATCGACATAGCAGTGAATACTGTTGTAGAAGTGAGTAGTTATCCGTGGATGCGCAGAATCGTTGATACCAACAACATTAACTGGCGCGCTGCTCTTATCGGCTCGTCGCAGTACCTTGATCAGCTGAAGATACCATCAGGCGTGCCTGTCGTTTGTCGTTGGACCGATACGACTCTCACGACGTGGACAGAGCTACCAAACACGAGAGTTGTTGATAACCCTGACTTTATGGACACGTTTAACATTGGCGGCAATTGGCACGTCCTAGCCGGAACACCAATGTGGGGCTTCTCTCTACAGAACGGTGGTTATCTCTTTGCGCCGTTTGGGATTACGACGGTTGTCGATAACAACCACCAGTACACAACGGCAGGCCAATTCGCGCAAGCGACAGTAGCCGACATCTGGCGCGGTACGTCGAACATCCTCATCATGTGCGCACCGGATTGCGGCAGTTTCCTTGGGGCACAGATATATAAGTCCATAGGCATTGAAGAAGAATTTGGCATACCAACGGCTAACGATAGGCTGCGGATCGTCACAAGCACCAATTACATTGCTATGGATACCCAATTCGAGTATGCGGTGCCGTCGCCTGGCATCGTATCTGGTGATACGGTGGCGATTGCGTACGATCCTGGGCAGAAGACAGCCCATCTAATGTACAACGGTCAGGAGGTTGGCTCGTGGCCGGATACAACCGGAATCATCAATGAAGCCAACAGGTCTCAAGGATTTATCCTGAATCAGGATGATAGCATTACAGATATCAGCTTCGGCGTCGGGCTGAACAACTTGGTTGCGTACGATGCTACGTTCACGACCTTTGGCGGGCCTGGTGACCCAAATGATATGTCCTCCAGGGTGTTCCTGTATTGGCGAGAGGCTTGGAACATCGTATGAGCATCAATGCTGACTTCTCTGGCGGCGGTACGTTATCGGCGACAGTACAAAAGCTACAGGACACTAATACGCAGCCTGTTGTACCGCTCAGCGGTGATATGGATCGCTTTCGATTCATCGTTGAGGAAGCACGCACTGGCGCGATTGTGTCTCGTGATTTAGTAGTCACGAAGCCCAAAGTGCTTCGCGCACTTAATGGTCCGTGCAATATCGAATTTGACGTTGACTACCGCGACACGTCAGTCGCAGGTATCTTCTTCAAGCCGTGGTCCCACTGGATTCACGTTGAGAAGATGATCTATGGGGAGCGGAAGATATGGGCTAGTGGTATCGTACAGCCATCTCAGGTAGACAAGAAGACAGGCGTAACTCATTTAGTATCACAGGGTTTCGCTGGTTACCCGAAGAAGATGCCGTGGCTGGAAAACTGGAATCCGTTGGCCTGCGACGTGTTTGAAGTCGTTCACAAGATATGGAACCACCTCCAGAGCTACCCGAATGGCAACCTTGGCGTCACCGTCACTCCTGCGCTCAGCGGCATAGAGATGTTGCCCGGCTACGCTTTCAACGGCAACATACTGAACCTGGACTTCTTCGCTGAATTCATCAGAGCTACAGACAAAGAGGACTGCGGCGACCACATCGACAAGCTAGCGCGTGACATCCCATTCGACTACATCGAATTCAGTGCGTGGAACGATGATCGCAGCGCCATCAATAAACAGATATACCTTGGCTATCCGTGGGCAGGCGTAGACCAGAAGTGGCTCGTATTCGCCATCAATGAAAACGTTCTGGAAGCCGTACCGCATATTGAGACGCAAATCGACTGGGTCAGCGATATCACCATTGACGGCTGGTTCCCTGGTACTGAGTACAGCGCGACGTTGACCAATGCTGATCCAAATCGCTACCGGCGCAGCATATCTCAGGATGACGCAAGGGTCAACTCAAACGAACGTGCGGCCGCGTGGTCGAAGCGCAAACTCACACGCCGGCAGACACCATCGTATTGGGACAGCATCATCGTAGACATGGGACATCCCAACGCGCCGTTCGGAACCTACGATGTTGGTGATCGAATCTATGTGCGCGGCTACATGCCTTGGGTTGGACTGGTTAACCAGCAGCACAAGATACTCGCCATTGCTGTCGATGAAGAGAAGGGCGCGTGTGAACTAACGCTCAAGCCAGAGGGCGCATACGACTACGATCCAATCATCTACGCTGGCGATGTTCAAGGCTCCGTCACCATCAAAATTGGTACTACGCCTACGATTCAACTTCAAGCTGACCCGCCAACGATTGTGACGCAATAATGACTGTTGGAACGCTTTCGACACCACCTGGAACTGTCAACGGTATCTTCTATCCGTACGCCTTGTTCATGGAGTCAATGATACAGGGACTAGTGGACTTTGAGGCAGACATCTTCTTCATGATGCTTGTCGATCAGAGCTATACGCCTAACCAGAACACGCACAAGTTCAAATCCATTGTGGCAGGCGAACTTGACCAGACTTACAGCGGTTACACGCCAGGCGGGCAGCAGATGGCGATCAACCAGATCACCTACACGGGCAGCACTAAGATACTGTCCATAAGCGCCGGCAACGTTCAATGGCCGCTCGTTACCTTCCCAGCGCCAGGCGCGAGGTATGGTGTTATGTATGATGCTGTAACGCATGATAATTCGGGCAGCCCTGGTTCTATGGCGTTAGTTGGCTATGTGGATTTCACAGCAAATCAGGTCGTCACTGACATGGCGTTCCAAATCAATTGGCCGACAACAGGAATGCTGAACTTGAAGCTACCATGAGTATCGACAGAGCGTTTGGCTACCAATCGCCAGAGACTAGGGCACTCTCTGCGATTGATAGTACAAAGTACCCTGACACCAACAAAGACTTTGAGGCAAACATCGTACGCCTCAATCAATTTGTTGATTACATCGCATCGTACATTGGCCAGATGCAGAAGGGTATCGACCAGAGCAATCAGGACGCAATCGGTCAACTCCAAGGCACCATAAGCGATATCATCGTGCTGCTTGGCGGCGGTGAACTTCTGTACGGCATAGACCTTGGTGACCTCCAGTACTTCCTGCCGGCGATTGGCGCGCTGCTCGGCTTCGACACTACAACTCCGTTCCCGATCAACCTCTTCAACGCGGCTGAGCATTTCTTCTTGGGTTACGTTGTGCCCCTTGATAGTTTCGGCAGCGTCATCGAAGGCATCATTGATGGCTGGGCGACTGCCCTTGGCATAGACCCTGAGTGGATTCAGTCGGTCAACGACTTGCTAGACGCTATCAGCGGCTTGGCCATGAGCTTTGAAGATTTGCTGACGGCTGTCGAAGACATGATCCAGATTATGGGTCCCTTTGACCAAGTGTTCGCTGATATATGGCATTCTGTCACAGTGCTTCTCGGCGGCATGGACATCACAACCCTTGGTAATCTTATTGACCCGGTGTTTAAGACTACGGCTCCGTGGATCGAAGAACTTGCGCAGATACTTAACGGGTTGACCGCGATCATCGAGTCATTCGCCGGTGGCGTTAACGACATCAACGGCATCTTGAACTTCGCTTCGTTATTCGGCAATCTAAACTTCGTGCCGTCTGGTACTTTTGACCCAATAGCCACTATAAGCGATTGGTTCACCGGCACTGTCTCTCAGACCAACGTAGTTGCGTTACTAAGCTCTGACTTGACTGGTGGCTCTGGTATGGGTGTGACTGGTGTCATCCCATTAGAGAATCTAGCCATGGATGTCATCTCTGGCATAGTTGGTGGGACACAAGTGGTTTGGGATGCGATTCTAGCATCTGTTGGTGTGCCTGCCGGGAGCGGTACGCAAGCGCAGACCACTACGTACTTTACAAACTTGCTCAGCATGTTCTCTAACCCGGCGCTGCTCGCTACGCCGTTTGATCCTGTTACGTACGTTGAGGACTTTATCACAAGCTTGGTTCAGCCAACAAATCTGTTGGCGCCCATGAACCCTACCACGCAACTGCTATCTCCGGTAAATATACCAGGCCTAGACGCCAGCAAAATCACTAGCGGCCAATTCCTTTCGTCATACCTGCCTATCTTCCAGGTGTTCTACAAAGCTGGATACAACTGGGTATTCGACCCTAGCTTTGAGCAGAACCTCAACTGGCCGGGCGCGGTTGGCGTACTTAGCACAGACGTAGCCCACAGCGGTACCAAGTCATTGAAGGTTACTGCGACTGGCACAACGCAGACTATGCATATGCTGCGTTCAGATATGGGCCCACAAACGCTAGTCGTACAGCCTA